CCGGTTCGCGTCAACAAGTGGCAGAACGACTTGAAGCTAAGGGTGCGGTATGGTCGGAACTCACGCCGTCAGGCAGGCCGCAGGTCGATGAACGGACGCTTGAGGAGAACAAGCATATACCGGAAGCTGTCCTTGTACTGGAATACCTTCTACTCCAAAAGAGGTACGCACAAGTCTCCTCTTGGATAGAACACGTAGAGGAAGATGGACGGGTGCACGGAAGGGTAACAACTAACGGTGCTATCACAGGGCGCATGACGCACCAGAACCCTAATATGGCTCAGGTACCATCAGTTAATTCTCAGTACGGCAAAGAGTGCAGAGATTGCTGGATTGTACCAGAGGGACGTAAGCTAGTGGGTGTTGACGCTAGTGGACTAGAGCTACGTATGCTAGCTCACTACATGGACGATGAGGAGTTTACAAATGTCCTACTTAGAGAAGACATTCACACAAGAAACCAAATGGCTGCAGGACTGGAAACAAGACCTCAGGCTAAAACTTTCATCTATGCTTTTCTCTACGGAGCAGGAGACTCAAAGATCGGAAGTATCATCGGAGGAACTGCGAAAGATGGCCGCACACTTAAGCAACGCTTTTTACGAAACACACCTGCTCTTGAAGACTTACGAGAACGAGTTGGAAAAGCTGCTGGGAGGGGCCACCTTGTCGGACTCGACGGAAGGAAACTCTGGGTCAGGTCAGAGCATAGTGCACTAAACACGTTACTACAGGCCGCTGGTGCAATCGTGATGAAGAAGGCCTTAGTGCTTCTAGACGACTACGCCAGTCAACATAAGATCGACTACAAATTCATAGGGAACATACACGATGAAATACAATCGGAAGTGGTTACAGAGCAAGCAGAGAAGTACGGCTGGCTTGCAGTCGAGTGCCTCAAGGCGTCTGGTATATCATTCGACCTCAAGTGCCCCCTCGACGGAGAGTACAAGGTCGGAACAACATGGGCGGAGACACACTGATATGCAAACAAAAAGATGTACAATTTGCAAAAAAGAAAAAACAGTAAATAATTTCCATAAAAACAACGGAAGCAAAGACGGATTAGACGGGAGGTGTCTTACTTGTAAGAAAAAACACAATAAAGAACAGCACAAAAAAAACAACCCAAACAGAATGTGGGTAAACGGTAAGTATATACCTGTGTCACATCCACTGTACAAACCCGGACGCTACAAGACCTTTGAAGATGCAGCGTTTAGTAGTCTAGCGAAGTACGAGTTAAGCAAAGAAGGACAGGTGTACATCATCACTAACCCTAACTTCAGAGACTGGGTTAAAGTAGGAATGGCTGTAGACTCAGAGGACAGACTCAACGGCTACCAAACGTCTTCGCCCTTCAGAGACTACGCGCTGTACAAGAGTTGGCCTGTGTCTGACCGTAGGTCTGCTGAGTCAGAGGCACACACGCACCTAGAGAAGACCTTTGACCGTAGAGGTGAATGGTTTAAATGCACACCAGAGGAAGCAGAGGCTTCTATCGCTGGTCTAATGGAGTCACACAAATGAGTATACACACACTGATAGACGACATATACAAGGTAGTCTCATCTAAAGAGTTACCTGAGGGTGTCGATCTAGAAGCAGAAGTAGACCACTTCGGTGAAAACTGTAAGAGGCTTATGACCAACCTGTTCACAGAAGAGCGTGACGGACGTAAGTTGCGTATGTCCAACATAGGCAGAGACGATAGGTACCTCTGGAACGCTGTGAACAATCCTGACGTACAAGAGGAGATGACGCCTAACACATACGTCAAGTTTATGTACGGACACTTGATCGAAGAGATGCTTCTGTTTCTCACTAGACTCTCTGGACACGAGGTTACTGATGAACAAAAGAAATGTGAAGTTGCAGGCATCAAAGGCTCTATGGACTGCAAGATTGATGGCGTTGTCACTGACGTTAAGTCTGTTTCCTCTTTTGGGTTTAAGAAATTCAAGGATGGAAGTCTCGCTTTTGATGATCCGTTTGGATACGTTGCTCAGATTAAAGGCTATGCACACTCAGAAGGAGAAACAAAGTTTGGGTGGTTAGCAATGGACAAACAGAATGGACACCTGACGTATCTCATGTACGATTCAGAGGACACTCAAGCCCCTATCTACGAAAAGATTTCTTACGACATAGAGGAGCACATTGAACGAGTAAAAAAGCTAGTGGAGCAGCCAGAGCCTCCAGAGGTCTGTCACGAAACAGTACCCGATGGCAAAAGTGGAAATCAAAAGCTCGCCGTAGGCTGCTCCTATTGTCCTTACAAGCATACTTGCTGGCCGGGAGTCCGAACCTTCCTGTACTCAAGTGGTCCAAGATATTTAACAGAGGTGGTCAATGAGCCGAAGGTCGCGGAAATCTAAGCTAGGTAACTTTAGATCGGAGTTTGAAAAAGATGTTGCAACGCACTTACAACCATTTGGTTTTAGCTACGAACCTTTCCAAGTACCGTACGAGATACCACGGAAGTACACCCCAGACTTCGTGTACGAAAGAGGAGACAGGTGTTACCTCATTGAGTGCAAAGGATACTTTAGAGCAGGAGATACACAAAAGTATAAAGCGATCTCTAGGTCGATTCCGTGGACGCAAGAACTCATATTTGTCTTGATGAAGCCTAATCAGAAAGTGAGTAAAAGTACCAAACTTACTATGGCAGAATGGTGTGACAAACATAACATTATATGGTATACTATAGATACACTAAAGGAGTTGGTTGATTATGTCTCTGACACTAGAAGAAATTAAGGAGCGTCTGTTGCGATTCTACGATCCTGACGACCTTCTTGAATCTCTACAGATTACTTCAGAAGAAATCTTGGACAGGTTTGAAGACAAACTAATCAACAGGCTAGAGAAGTTTGAAGATGACCTAGAGGAGGAAGACTATGAGTATTGATACAGCAAAGCCAGACGAGTGGGACAAGCTATCTAAAACTACTTATGGTAAGCTGTACCACCCTCAGGATAATCACAACCCAGTGACGCAGCCTGACCACTACAACAGGGGAGCTATAGAGGCAATAGAAGCAATCAAGGCGTCTATGCACCCACAGGAGTACAAGGGCTATCTCAAAGGGAACTGTTTGAAGTACCTGTGGAGGTACGAGTACAAGAATGGGATAGAGGACTTACGTAAGGCTAGGGTGTACCTAGAGTGGTTAATCAAAGAGGTGGCTTTATGAGTGCTATCTTTGATCTAGAACAGCAGATGTTAGACTTCGCAAACGTCACTAAGGACATCGACCTAGTGACTAGATACTTCCTAGACTCAGCAGAGTGGAATGACCACATCAGCCCGAAGGCGACTGACGCAATGATTAACAAGTACTTTGCCATCAAGGAACTGTACGAGATCAAGTTTGATGAGATGTGGGAAACCTTTGACCAAGTGTGCAAGGAGTATCACAAGAGAGGTAAAAATGAAGGTAGTTGAAGGTAACTTCGGTAAAGAAAAGGAAGAGGAGATAAGTGCATCAGAGTTTTTGTCTCTGTTTGCTGTTAAGGCAATGCAACAGGAGGAGGAAGGCAAGAACGTAAGGTGTGCAGTAATCATGTACGAAGACAGAGAAATGTTTGAAGTTGCGTCTAACCAACAGTACCCAGAAGGTGTGCATATGTTACTACAGATGGCAGCACAAGCAATACTCAATGAGACACTAGGAGTAACAGAATGAAGATCAGCGACGTAACAATACGCAACGCAAACAACGGATTCATACTTGAGTGGTACGATGACGATAGTAGAATTATGATCTACGAAACGATGGATGAACTCGTTGCTAAAATCCGTGAACTACTGGAGGACTAATGGACGCATATCAACAATACATACACAAGTCACGGTACGCTAGGTACTTACCACTTGAAAAGCGCCGTGAGACTTGGGAAGAAACAGTAAACCGCTACGTCAACTACTGGGTAGATCGTGCTGACCTTAACGACTTTGAAGTGTCAGAGATATTCAAGACCATACACGATCTAGATGTCATGCCTTCGATGCGAGCACTGATGACAGCAGGTGAAGCCCTCGACCGTGACAACGTAGCTGGATTCAACTGTAGTTACTTACCTATAGATCACCCCAAAGCGTTTGACGAAATGATGTACGTGCTCATGTGCGGCACAGGCGTAGGGTTCAGTGTCGAGCGTCAATACATCTCAAAGCTGCCAGAAGTTGCAGAGGAGTTCCATGAAACAGACACAGTTATTAATGTTGCAGATTCGAAAGTCGGATGGGCGAAATCGTTTAGGGAGTTGGTATCACTGTTGTACTCAGGTCAAATTCCCAGATGGGACGTCAGCAGAGTACGACCTGCAGGTGCCCCGCTTAAAACTTTCGGAGGTCGTGCAAGTGGTCCAGAACCTCTGCTCGACTTATTCAGATTCACAGTGGAACTCTTTCGGGAAGCTGCTGGAAGAAAACTTACATCCATTGAGTGTCACGATCTTTGCTGCAAGATTGCACAAATCGTAGTAGTTGGTGGTGTGCGTAGGTCAGCGTTGATTAGCCTAAGTAATCTTACTGATGACCGCATACGGCGTTGTAAGTCAGGACAGTGGTGGGTAGATAATCCACAGCGTGGTCTAGCGAACAACAGTGCTTGCTACACAGAGAAGCCTGACTTCCCAGCCTTTTTAGATGAGTGGAAAAGTTTATATGAGTCCTACTCAGGAGAACGAGGAGTGTTCAGCAGAGTTGCTAGTCAAAAGCAAGCTGCAAAGAACGACCGAAGAGATGCTACCTATGATTTTGGAACTAATCCGTGTTCAGAAATCATCCTCAGACCGTACCAGTTCTGTAATCTATCGGAAGTTGTTGTCAGGCCAGCCGATAGTCTCGCAGACCTCAAACGAAAAGTACGTGTTGCGACTATCCTTGGAACTCTACAGGCTACGCTGACAGACTTCCGGTACCTGCGGAAGATATGGCAGACTAACACAGAAGAAGAGGCACTCTTGGGTGTATCGTTGACAGGCATCATGGATCACCCACTGCTGTCAGGGAGAGAGGACAATGCGAAACTTAAGAAGTGGCTTACGGCGTTGCGTGAGGAAGCTATCGCTACGAATAAAGTATGGGCTGATAGACTTGGGATTAATCCTTCTGCTGCTATTACTGCTGTTAAGCCCTCCGGTACTGTCAGCCAGCTTGTGGATTCTGCTTCAGGGATTCACCCGAGGTACGCGCAGCAGTACATTAGACGCGTGAGGGCTGACTCTCGTGACCCTCTATGCAGCGTCCTAGAGGCCGCAGGTGTGCCTGTGGAGGACGATGTGATGTCACCCAGTACCAAGGTATTCAGCTTCCCTATTGCGTCTCCTGAGGGCGCTGTGACAGCCTCAGACATGGGTGCTATGGAGCAGCTAGAGTTATGGGAGATATATCAGGACTACTGGTGTGAGCACAAGCCGTCTATGACTTGCTACTACCGTGACGAGGAGTTTCTTGAGGTGGGACAGTGGTTGTACAACAAGTTTGACAAGGTGTCAGGGATTAGCTTCCTGCCCTACTCAGACCATACGTACCAACAGGCACCGTATGAGCCGGTGGACAAGAAGACGTACAACCAGCTTGTTAAGGACTTCCCTAAGGAAATATCGTGGGATATAGAAGAGGCCAGCGATATGACCGAAGGATCACAACAACTGGCCTGTACAGGTAACAACTGTGAGTTATAGCAACGCAGGTGCGTTATGACATGAAGATGATTGAGTAACCCTCAGATTTACCTACGTCCTCTGGCTTCTCTTTAGGGTCATGGGGCGTAGGTATTCCTTCTGCCTGCATCTTCTTGATACGATCTTTTGACTTCTGACACATCGAATGGTAGTCGATAGAAGTGTAGCTTACTGTGTGGTCTTTATCCTTCTTCATTATTTAATCCCTTATTGATTTCTGCCGTTTTGAATCATGTTAAATGTTTTCTTATTTTGATCTGCTTGTTTTTTATAGTTAGCAGAAAACCTACTCATCCAATCAGCCATTAGAAGCCTCTTTTTCTTCCTCAAGCTCCTGCTCTACAGATTTAAATACAGCATTTAGATAAGTGTAAACTTCTTTGCTGTCTCGTTGTAAAATACTACGCTTAACTGGGTCTTTGGTTGCCTTAATTGCTTTACGTATTTCATCAAACATATCTCTTTTGATGTAAGACAACTTAGCTCTTACCTTAGCAGGGCCGGGACGCTTTAGTTGGTTCTTAATGTAAAAGTAAGGGCTAGCAACAACAGTGCCTCCTAATACGTATACAGCGTTAGCTGCTACAGACAGTGCGGTGTTTCCGCTGTACTGTGGAAGCCCTAGTGTTGTTATGAACCTACCAAATCTAGTTGTAGCTTCTGTTGCTGCTTTAGCGTTCAAAGCACCCAAAGGCGGTATTATTTTAGACATTTGTGAAACAAGTTTTTCTGCCTCAGGAACAACATCGTATACTGTTTGATTGACTGCTCTACGTACAGACATAGCTGCCAAGTTCCTTGGTGTCAGCTTGTCTCCTGACAAATCATAGCCCATTCTTCCTAGTCTTTCGTCAAACATACTTCTGGACACCTTAAAGCCCTGTAGTGTCCCACCTTGTTCGTCAAGTATAGATAAAAACTCGTTGTACAGAGTAGCCGTTTCTTCTTTGGCTGCTTTGTTAGACATCAATTTAGGATTAGAAGTAACAACTTCGTCAAAAGTTTGCTTTACGTTTAGTCTCAAGTTCTGATCTAGTTCAGCCCAATTAACTTTTTTTTCGTTTCTAGCAAGCATTTTCATTAAGCTGTCTTCTAGCTGATCGTAATACCCCTGAAAAGCGTTGTAATTCTGTTGAAAAGTTTTGTTCCCAGACACGCCAGCAGATTTAGCTATATCTATAAGTTCAAGCTGCTCTGCTGAAGCTAGCTGTTCCTGAGTTCCGAGAACGCCTTTTGGATCTTCCGTCATCCTTACTTGTTCAGGTGTTTTTTTGTCACCCTTAAACAGAATGTTGTAAACGTCAGCGTCTCCTCCAGCTAGAGGTTTTACCTCGTTTCGTAAACCTACTCTCTCTAGCTTCATAGGTTTTAATTCAGGAGCCTTGTTTTTGATTAAGGTTCCTGTTCCTTTAGTAAAACCTAAATCCATAACAGCTACTAAATTAGCCGCTTCATTTGGATGAGTTTCCTTAAACTTTTCCCACGCCTCCTTTCCTTGACCAGCAGCGTTCCAAGCTAGTTGACCTCCTTCCGTTTCCATTAAGGCTTTAAACTGTTCTTTAGCACCCTCTCTAAGACCCTCAGGGAGCATACCAACTCCTGCCCCTGCTCCGAACATTACCATCTCAGAAGCAGAATCAAACATCATAGACAAAGGAGTAGTCATTGTTTGAATTAAAACAGAACCTAAGTTTGTACTCTGCCTGTACTGCTCCTTTAAAACTTCCGGGTCAGCCAGAGCAGCCTGCAGTCCTTCAATAGTGTTTGCTTGCGCCGTACTAGCGATTCTTTCAAACACTGCCGCTTGTCTCTGGATACCCCTCTCGTAAGGCTCAGAGAAAAATCTGTTCCACAGGGAAGTCTTCTCTGTCTCTACGTCAGAGTTATCTAGTGCAACTGCGTCAGCTTCCATAGCCCTCTGAAAAGCAGACTCATCGTCCATCAATAACTCTTTCTTCTTTTCCTCAGACACCATAGGCTCACCTTCGGCAGGTGTTCCTATTGCTCTTTGAAATGCCGCCATATCTTCATCAAAAGACATTTCTACGCTCCAATTTTCTTGAATTTACCATCCACTAGTTTGTATACAGTACCGTTGGGTCCGTCAGGTGCGTAGAATACGTTACCTGTTTCAGGATCTTTATGGTATCCCACAGCCTTGTACTCAGGCCTATCCCATTCAATAGCGTCAGCAGGAGCAACGCCGGAGGCTAGCTTCTGTACGTTCAACAGGTGCTTCTTGATAGTTGCAAGCGCCTCGTTCTGCGCCTCTCCTGACATACCTACGTAGATAGCATCAATAGTAGACTGTAAAGACATAAATTCAATGTTAGAAATTTGTCCTAAGCCAGTACCAGAGGCTCCTGACTCAGCCGCGAGTATCTTCATTTCGTTGATCTGGTCAAAGCCAAGTCTAGCCCTGATTGACAAAAGTTCTTTCTCGCGATCATACGCAGGAAATCCGGGCACTCCCGCAGTTACACCCCCGACAAAACCTTCCTCCATAAATCCGGGGTCCATCAGCTTATCTATGTCTTGGATAAAGCTAGTAGTCTGTGCGATAAGGTTCAAGGCAGAGTCCCTGTCACCCTCGCCCTTATCAGGAGGAGGTAGGGTACTGATTAGTGATCCATCGTCAGCGTCTAATACAGATACTGAACCGTCCTCACGAGCTATTGTTTTAATACCTTTACTTGCTGCAGGAGCCTCAGGTTTAAAAGGACGCTCGTACAAGACTTCTCCGGTAGGTGAAACTAACGCACCACCGGGAGATAAACTAACAGGTTTTGCTGGCTCGGTTGTAGCCAAGCTCTTTAGATACTCAGACGCGCTGATAGCCCTACTACTAAGCGCCCTCACAGCATTAGTATCCCCTCTCTGTCTAGCAGTGTTAATAGCCTCTCGTAGCTGCTGTTGCTCCCTAGCTCCTTCTGCTCGCCTCGTTGCCTCTGCACCAGCCTGCTCAAGACCGGCTACTTGTTTCTGAGTAGCCATCTTAGCAGCATCAAGAAACAACTTAGACAACGCATCGTTGCCTTCAGTAGCGTACTTCTGGCCTATGGCGTTAAGCTGTGCAGGATTGTTAGCGTACTGCTGAAGCAACGCTTGTGCTTCTTGAGCAGCAGCCTCTTCCCTCTGTTTCTCTTTACGAGCAGTAAGCATACCTCCCAAGCCTTGACCAAAGGCTGAAATAGGCGCTCCTATTTGTTGTCCGATGTTAGCCCCGGACTGCGCTAGCATACTAGCTATTCCTGACATATTAGCCATCATTCTTTCCTCTCTTTAGGGCATCCACCAAGGTTTACCGGATCCTGTCAAAAGACCGCCTAAGCCTCCCAACAAACCGCTGTAAACACCGCCGTACAAACTACCGTATCCTGTCCTAAGTCCTAATTCTGCTTGCAGGTTGGACATAGCAGTCTCTAGATCAAACTCACCTTGCTGTCTACGTGCCACATCAGCCATACCAGCGACGTTTAGGGCAGGACTCATGGCAGACAAGAGTGCTGCCTGCGGTGCGTAGCTCTGCTGTAAGTACTGTCCTCCTAGACTTGCTTGTTGCGCCTGTTCAGCTTGCGCTTGCTGCATGGCTCCTAGCATGGCAGTGTTCTGTGCCTCTGCTTGTGCTTTAGCCATAGCAAGTTGTTCTGGAGTACCGCCAAACTGTGCTGTTCGAACACCTAAGCGTCCTTGCGCTGCAAGTCTGTTTTCCAGTTCTTGACGCTGCCTAGCCTCTTCAGGCATCTGAGCAGCCCGCATTCGTTCGTATATGTCGGTCTCTCGTTGTGCCGTAGGCATAGCAGCTTGTGTAAAGAATTGACTAGCACCGCCGAACAACTGCTGTTGCATTGCAAGTTGCTCAGGAGAAAGGGCGTAAGTCGTGCTTCCGTCAGCACCTGTTGTTACTGTGCCGCCTTGTGCGCCTGTTACCGTAAAAGGCTTAAAGGTAATGTCTGGAGGAGTAATTCCAGTGTACGAGGGTGTAAAAGTACCTGTCTCCTCGTCGTAAGAACCATATAAATTAGCAATTTCAGAGGGAATTAACCCAGACGTAATGTCACCTAGCAAGTCACTTAACCAACTCATTAGTAAGTACCTCCGTCAATCGTTCCTGTAGACAGAGTTCCTGTAAATGTCAGATTAGGTATCGTCACAGTGCCTGTAAAGGTAGGTGACGCTAAGTCTGCTTTGGTTGCAACTGCTGTTGCAATGTTGTCAAACTCTGTGTTAAATTCAGTGCCTTGAATAATCTTGCCAGCGTCTCCAGAAGGCAAACTATCCTTAGCAGCAAAGTTAGTTGTCTTTGTATAGTTGCTCATATTGTTTTACCCATAAGTGCTAATACGTTGATTTCTTGGAGAGATAAAGCAAAACCGTTTATTTCTGACTCAAGACCAATAGTAATTACTGTACCGCCGCCTGTGGTATTTACAGGTGGCCTAGTGGTAGTAGAACCTCCTGTAAACTCAGCAACAGTGTACTCTGAAGTTGGTTCGTTAAAGTAGTACGGAACCTGATTTCCAACGGTAAACTCTTGCGTACTATAAGTTGTGCCAAAGTCGTAAGCCCACTTGATAAATACGGTAGCACTGTTAGCACCAACCAGCGTAGGCCTTATCTTCTTTAGCAACTTAGTCTTCGCCGGATCACCAAAGGTTAGTCCGGGGCTGTAGTACCTGAAGCGGTAGCTTGAGGGTGTAATAGTACCAGCGTTGTTGTACTCATCAGTGTACCCAGCGTACTCACCTACACCGTCATCAGTTCCTACTAGAAGTGTACCGTCAGTCTTTCTCTCGTACGACTTAAACGGAGCAGAGGTCCATCGTGTTACTCTGTAGCCTCCGTTCTCTAGCCTACCCTTTAAGTCAAAGCAGTACGTGGTTTGTGTGTCTGGGAACGTAATCAAATAGAACGAGTTCTCAGGACTGTATATAGAAGCTGTTGGTGCGGTTCGTGTTTCTACTAACGAAATAATCTCAGTCTTTACGTTGATGCTAAGGTCAGACAGAGGCATAGATTTTTCTTGTATCGTTCGTCCAAAGCTGCGTAAACCAGAGTTAGACATAAACAATACATCAGTTCCTATGTGCTGAACAGAGTTTCTACAGATGCACCCAACACCCGCTATAGTGTCAGCCAAAGCCATTAAAGCAGGGCTAAAGGCGTTAGAGTATACAAGTATGCTGTGCTTGCCTAATATAATTAGGTTGTTGTTGTGAGCAACCAAAGCCCGTACTTCATCGTATCCATCAGGCCACGCCTTAGATACATCTATAGAACCACTGGAGCCACCAGTGAAGTCTGTGCCTATCAGCAGGTCAGACCAATAGATAGTCTGCGTGTCTGCTGCGTTATCAACGATCCAGAGTCTACCGTAGGCTGCAAGAGCTTCGTGGCAGTACAGATCCGAACTGGTGCTGCTGCCGGTTGCGGTGCCAAACGTCCTGAGTCCTGTCGCATTGTCGTACACAAGAGGCTCGTGTCCACGCTGGAAAAAGTAAGCCTTGTCGTTAAAGTTGACTATCTTCCAGTTGTCTGCTGTAATAGTGTACGAGCCGGGAGTTATGTCAGTTAGCGTGTCATCAGGGTTAGTCGTCTGTGTCGTCTTAAATATCTTGTTGTTACCCGCAACAAAAATTTCCTCGTTACCAGCATCATCGTAAAAGTGGTGAATCTTAGTAGCGTAATCAGACCCAAGAGGTGTGTTTACAGCAGTCAACAAGTCTACACCCTTACGTGCAGCAATACGTCCACGTTTGTCAATAACAGCGTTATCTGCGACATCAGCAAAAGACGGATCTTGTGCAATCGGAGAATCTTCTGTGTTAACTCCCTTAAACGCAGGAGCAACTAGATTAATGCTTTGTAGTGGCTGTGCCATTCACTAATCTCCTACGGAGTGTACCAGATAACTTCTTCAGGATGCTTCTGTGCGTCCAGAGCAATCGCATCAGACAGATACTTGTCAGCAATACCAAAGTACTCAGGTGCTGATGTACCGCCTGTCTCGCCACGCTCACGAGCCAACATAGCAATAGCTAAGTGAATTACTGGTTGGCTAGGGATAATAAGCTGGTCACTGTCGTTGACTAATTCTTTAGGACGAATAATGCTTCCATTAAAATCAGTAATTTGTCCTCTGTTTACTACGTTAAAGCGGAGATCAACACCTGCTGTATCAGGCTTAGGGTACACTTCAACTTGAGTGTCGCCGTTTGAGTTTACCCCGTTGAACGTATAGTACTGAGGAGAACCAGACTGAGGCTCTTCTTTCATATACTTCTGGTCAAACCACAAAGGAGTCTGGTACTGTAAATCCCAGTTGTCCGTATCGTTGTACGCATTAAGAACTTTAAATTCGTTACCCGCTCCTGTCATAGCGTAGTTAAACACTCCTACAGAAGTTGTAACCGTAAGGGTAGTCCTAAGTGCTGACCAGTCCCAAGCGTCCTCTACAATCTTTTTTGCGTCGTTAACAAAATCACCAGCCATCTTGCTGTACGTTGTAGACTGTACACTAGATACCTCATCTTCCCTGAGGCGTCTCAGGACATTGTTTACTATGTCTAAATATGTCATACTATACCTTTAAATAGTCCTGCTAAGTAGTCTGTAATTGGGAACTCCCGTCTTGCTAGTAACTGCGGGTCTCCTGAGATGGTGGCAGTAAATGGCTCAAACATACCTGAACCTCCGCCGCCGCCACCGAAGCCGCCGCCACCGAAGCCGCCGCCTTCTACTTCCTCTTCCTCTTCTTCAGTCCCCCCACATTCTTCTGGATTTGCAGCAGCGTACTCTGCACAGGTGCAATCCACACATTCCGACCCCGGACAAGGAACCTCTGGTGATGTTGCAGTACCATCAGGACACTCAGAACATAAGGGCCAGTCTGTTGCTCCGTTCTCACAGGTTTCTTCTTCACCGCCACACTCTAACGGATTCTCCGCTGCATATACAGCATCATCACATGGATTAATGACAACTTCACCACATTCTTCTGGATTTGCAGCAGCGTACTCTGCGCAACTACAGTCGTTACACTCCGGATCTTCTCCACATTCTAACGGGTTATTTGCAGCATACGTAGCATCATCACACGGATTAACTTGCACAGAGCCACAATCGTTTATGTCATCAACCATTTGTCCAGCTTTAGCTGTACCTTCTGGACACTCTATTTGAGTTATTTCTTCAGGAAGCTCCACACACTCTAATTCTGTTGATTCTGCTGAAGGTCCAAAGCCTAATGTTTGTACAGGCTGAAGAGTCCCATTTTTACCGTCTTCAGTTGTACAAGGATCTCCTTCTTTTGGTCCTGTTCCAGTATTAGGATCTATACAGTTTGCATCGCTTGCGGCTATCGTTGTGTCAAACTGACAAGGCTCTTCACAGTTTTCTCCGTCAAACCTTTGCTGATTTCCGGGGCAAGGCTCTGGCTCAGGATTAGGGTCGTAACAGTTAGTCCCTACTCCGTCGTGTGTCCAGCCCTCGTTTAAACAGTCCCCACACTCGCTGTTCTTTTGATTAGCCTCATCAGCAGGAATAAACGACTTACCTCTAGAAGCGCAAGTCTCTTCTGTAGGTCCACTATTTGTCCAAGTTGTTGTTGGCTCACATTCTCCGTTAGGACCAGTAGGCGCTTCTTCGGGGTTTACACACTCGTCTAAGCACTCGTCGTTTAGGCTGTCGTATTTTAGGCCTTTATTCGCACAGTCTTCTTCGTTGGTTGATAAAGGGTCTTTGTCAGTACAGTTACCTGATTCTGCGTTCAACTCTTGGTTTTCAGCGTCTATACATTCTTGTGAGCAATCAGCGGCAGAATAAGCAGTAGAACCGTCTTCTGGATCCTTGCGTCCTACGGAAGAACAATCAAAAGGAGCTTGGTAGCCCGGACACTCAGTTCCGTCTTCGTCTGTCTTTGGTGTTACCTCGTCAGAACAGTAACCAAACACACCTTCTGCACACTCAGCTTGCGTTTTTTTGTAGGAGCCGTCTGCACACCTAACTAACGCGCCTTCATTTAAAGCCTCATCACAGAACGCTTGGTTTTCTGACGTTTGTTGCGCCCAATCACCGTCGTAACAGTTTTGAACAAAAGCAAAAGGATTGGTGTTGCCTATAACTGTTTCTTTGATTTGACTAAAGATCAACGGACCTAAGATGCTGTAGCCCATGTCTATTAAGATGTTTATTAGGCCAGCATCTGTTTTTTCTTCTAGGTCTTCCCAAGTATCCTTAATGTTTTCCCAAACATCAGAAGCCCAGTCTGACAGTATTTCACCTATCGTTCTGTCGTCTTCGGGATTAAATAAATCTTCTAGAGTTTTGCCTACTTCTTTAGCGGCGTTCTCTAAGTCACGTACAGTTGTATTTACGTCAATCATTCCCGGAGGCAGAGGAATATTTAGACCGGGAAGAAGCACACTTAATTTAGTACAGTCTTTCCACCAGTCTTCAGGATAGTTTACTCCTGCTTCTCCTTCGTTTATACACTCCTCTGGAATTTGCGGTAGGATGTTGTCTAATATGTTTTTGATAGTGCCTATAGGATCGTCTATAGCACCTTTTATTGTGTCTTTGATTCCGTTGTATATTTCGGTTGCCTTCTGTACAGCTTCAGCACCATAGTCTCTTTCTAGCTCTTGTTCTGGCGTGAGAGGGGGTTCTGTTGACCCGTCACCAAACACGAAAGGTCCAGTGTATCCAGAGTCTTTAAGTACCTTATTTTTTTCCCAGTCTTCTAAATCTTCCCAGCCTTCAGTTGCTTTAGCGTTTTCAAATATTACAGCGTTTTGTATTTGCTCCTGAACTACTGGATCTGTTGTGTCTATCTCTGCCCCATAGACTATTTGGTAATCGTCTGGACTACATCCTAACACACTACCCTTATAGCACCTAACAACAGTGTCGTAAACACCGTCGCCATCCATATCAACACGAGAAACTTGGTCAGTTTCAGTGGGGAGCTTAAGAACATCCCAAACTTGCCCTGTAATATTACCTAATATATTTTCTAGTGTTACTGCGTTTTGGTTTGTTCTATCATGCAACAAACCGTTTTCAGGGTGATACAGAAGGTCGTTTATAAACTCTTGGTCGTACCCGGCCTCAAGTAGAGCTTCTTCAATATCGTTCCAATTAGCAGTGTCAGGATTTAACGTATAGTCTACACCGTCTTGATCCCCGTATACTGCAGGATCACCGTCGTTTTTTAGGTACTCGTATGCGGCCTGTATCTGCTCCTCCGTCATGCCGTCGTACCACGGATTAGTTTCTCCTGTAAGTATGTATCGCTTTAGAGCGTGAGCGTTCTTCTGCTCATCCGACATATCTTCCCAAGTTATCGGATCGCCTTCGGCGTATCCACTTCCGTCGTCAGCGGGTGCAGTAACTTCGTCCCACCAGTCGTTAAACGAAGGAAGATCAAGCAAAAAATCAGGCTCAAACGCGAGAAGGTCTTCAATAGTTTTAGTGCCGTCAGCCATTCCATCTAAAATAGCTTGTAATTCTTGGGCTTCTTCTTGACGGAATACTCTGTCTATGTCGTCGCTGGCTTGGTCTTCCTGATACTTAGTAAGCCAAGTATAGAACATTTCTTCAAACTGGGCAATAGACATACACGAAGCTACAACCTCTCCCACATCGCTTTGTGTTTTGACAGGTATTTCGGATGAATTACAAGTCTTGTTGAGATCGTCAGCCATTACCGCTCCCTCGCTACGCCTTTAGTCTTTTCAAAAGAGCGCATAGCGCCTAAGCCCAACATACCCATCAACACCGGCATCATCTCACTTAAATCAAGAGCCACGATTTCAAGAGGATAACCAGCGACACCAGCAACAAAGTTCCCAAGAGGAACGCAGATAAAATTAAATCCCATTCCTGTAGCGCATATCCACCCAACCGCTGGACGCCATCCAGAAACAAACAGCGAAGACGATTTAGCTTCCTCCTGATTAACCTGTATCTGAGCTTTAGCCAACTCGTGGGCGTGTCTCTCAGCCATAGTCGATATTTCATGCGCTAGCCTATTACGCTCATCAGCGTCTGGTATGAACTTATCTAACAACCCTGCTATAGGGCCAACAAGTAACTCTAACATCAGTGCTTCATCAACATCATTTCGAGGTGCTTGATAGTAGCCTTAGCTTCACCTAGCTCGTGACGCAGTGAGGCTATTTCTTTTAGTAGCTGCTCCTTGTCGTCACTTAACTTGTCTAGCTTGGTGCTTAACCGCTCCACCTGCATCCTCAGTGTATCGTTAAATTCTGCTCTGTCTTCACGTTCTGCTAGCGCAGCTTTGTAGTTATGTTCTGATCTCATCTTGAGATACGTCCACAAACCAGCAGAGCCTAGTATCGCCACAGCAAGCGGCATTAATGCTTCAGGATTCATTCTTTATCCGCTCCTCAATGTACAGCGATTCATGTATTTGTCTTTGCACCAGATCAATTAAGTACAGCCCGTGCATAATTAAAACTGACCCAGCAACTACTCTACCTGCAAAGAACACAGGAGTGGTGATTCCTGTCATGTACTCTTCCAAGAGATACAGAGTCAACACCATAATAGAAAACATAGTGTCAACTTTTAACGATCTAAGCAACGTAGGTTTATCTGTCCATACGGTACAGTAAACAACAGCCAACGAAGCAATAGCCCAAGCGACAAGGAGTGCTGTTGGAACGCCTACCTCATAAAACCCAGCAGTGGTAATAAGTCCCCATATGCCCATCAGCAGATGCTGCGCTGGGCCATTAGCAGATCGTAACGCCTTCCAGAGTCCTTGTACGCCTAGAGGCTTCATTTAGTCACACGCTACAGTTACAACCACACCGTCAACCGTAGTGCTGCATACAGTCGTAGTGTTAGTAGTGGTTTCAGTTACAGAAGTGTTCGTTAGTGGGTTATCAATAAAGTTGTTGATAGTGGTGTTGTACTGTTGCATCAGCGCCTCAATCAACTCATTGTCGCTTTGCTCTAGGGTAACAATAGCGTTCATGCCTGTGTTAGAAACATCGACAACACCGTTGATACCTGCGTTGCCCATGTCAACAATACCAGCCATGCCAGCGTTGCTAACGGCAGCAGTAGTTTCAAAGCCTGTGTTGCTGATGGATACAGCGCTGTTCAGGCCCGCGTTAGAAACGTCAACTAACCCGTCCATGCCTGATGTGCCTAGCGTAACCATGCCGTTGATGAACGGAGTGTAGTCTACGTTGCTCGCCACAGCACCCGTAGTTTCGTTCATACCTACAAACGATCCGTACAGCGCCTGTTGTGTGGTAGCGTCTGCTGTGATGCGGGCTAGGTCTACGTTTGCGTTGTACTTAGCCATCGTCTTTGCAGAGTCTGCCTGCATCCACATCATACCCAGTGAAGACACAGGCGCAGCAAGGATAGAAGCCCACTGAATAGCCTGAGACTGTTGCGGAATAGGCGTAACACTAGGTGTCTGAGTCAACGCCAGAGCCATCACAGCCGCTGATGCAGCCTGTCCGTCACCAGCAGAGGCAATCTTGGACAGAGCCTCAAACTTAGCCTTAGACGCTTCAGCGTTAGCCTGTGCAGCTTTTTCTACAGCTTCGTAGTACTGACTCGTTGTGCTTGAGCATCCAACCAATGTTACGAGCAACGCTACTAAAAACAGTCTCATGTTAGGCTCCTTTGAGTGCCGCTACTTCGGCTTTGAGTTCTTCAATCATTGCTTGTTGTTCTTGGATGGCTTTGGTTAGAACAGGAATTAACTTTCGATACGAAACGCCAGCAAGCGTTTGATTGCCTTCTTCATCTGCATCGTAGAAACAAAGGTTAGGATTGACTTGCTCTACTTCGTCAGCAATTAAACCGTATTCTATTTCCTGTATGATCTGATCCGTATAGGAACCGGTTTCTTGGTCTTTCTCACGGTAGTTGAATGAAACGGGGCTAAGGTTATACAGCCATGAAATGTCACTGAGGCTTTCAATATTGGCTTTACTTTCCCTAGTAGATGAGAGATAGCCCATAGTGCCAACAGAGTCCACATAAAGATCGCGTCCAGTTACGGAATAGTTATATGGCGAGTTACCGTCTTGCCCTACGTTTATTATTCCGTCATTCCTAACGTAAAAACTTAATGTTGAATCGCTATTTTTACAAAACAGAGAATAATCTGATGAGGTATTGCTTGCGCCTTTTATGTCTACCCTTGAAGAGACTGATGCCGTTTGACCAACCAGCAAGTTTCCGCTGGTATCAATTCTTGCTTTTTCAACGTTTGCAGCTTTAATAATAAAATTGCCAGAACCACCCACAGAAAAAGATGCGGAAGATACTTCAATGCTACCGTAACCAGTGGTAACTGGATCGTCTGTAAATTGAATTGTTGAATTTCCAGATGAATTTTCTAAAATTCTCAATCCAATCGTATCAACATCCCTAGCTTTTACTGTTAAGGGTGCGCTAGGACCATCCGTGCCAATCCCCACGTTGCCGCTGGAGTCGATGCGCATAGCTTCGTTGTCTGCTGAACCTCCTCCTCCGCCTGTTTTAAATACTAACTGACCAGTTCCAGCAGTAGCGCCGTATGCTCTTATCGCGGCTATATTAGAGCCGTATTCCAGCACAACAGCGTTAGTTTGATTTGCGTTTAGCTGTCCCCTTGAAACAACAATTCCGTTTGCATCTAGTGATCCTGCTTTGCTAAAAGTTGCCGCAGGACTCGTAGTGCCAATACCAACGTTTCCGCTTGAGTCGATACGCATGGCTTCTGAGGCGTTAGTAGAAAATGCCATAGAATTATCAGAATGATCGTATGCTAGCTGTCCAACCCTGTTGTCTGTTCCTGTAGTTCCATCAGCAAACAAAATTCTTTGTGACCCTGATGCGCTTGTAAATAAAGTCATACCAGAAAACGTATCTGACGTATTTCCAAGAACAAGATTAGGGGCAGTCGCATAAGCATCAGATGGGCTTGAGTTGCCAATACCAACATTGCCGCTGGAGTCGATACGCATCGCTTCGTCACCACTACCAAAGCCGCCTGTTCTAAAGCTAGTAACACCAGCAGATTGAATAAATAAGTTGCCAGCATTGGCAGTAAAATCTGCGACTTTTACATCATCATCGCTAAAATGAATCTGACCACCGGCACTTCCGTTAATGTTTACGGTAGTATATCCAGCCGCTAATGAAACCGTATCCGTGCCAATACCAACATTCTCTGACGCATCAATAGTAATCGCAGTGCTTGTGGCGTTATCGTCGATGCCTGTGGAGGTGAACGTACCTGTAGTCAAACTAGTCGGATTAGAACCAAGCTCTATAACAGAGCCGCCTGAGTCTTCTGTGTAGAGTCTCTTGTTAGTTAAATCTACAGCCAATTCACCTTGAACTAGATCGCTAGCTAAAGGCGCTCCTGATCCATTTTTAGTAACAATCGTAGTCATTTAGATAACCTCAAAACTATTTGATTTAGATAAGTTGTCTTCTGCTGTAAGTATTTGCAGATTGTGTTCTACGTGTAAACCACACACCTTATCGTTCTGCAAAGGAACAATGTGATCTACATGAAATTTTATGTTTAATCCAGCGTTGTTAAAAATATCTTCAGCTTCTCTACAGTTTTTATACAAGTCTTCAATGTACTTTTGGTCAGCCCAAGAAACAGAGGCGTTTAATTTAGCTGTTCGCCTTCTTGATTCTTTAGCTGCGTACTTTCCTAAATTATTTTTTCTGTGCTCGTCTGCTCGTTTTTTTTGTTGTTTAACCCACTCAGTATCTTTTCTTTTTTCAAAATGATATTTTTTATTTATTTCTCTCATGCGCTCTTTGTTTTCGTTGTACCATCTACGTTTTCTTTCTCTAGTAGCCTCTTTGTTTTTTGCTACGTATTCTCGTTCTATTTCGAGCTTGCAAGGTCTACACTCTGTAGCTAAACCATCGAAGTTAGACTTATTACAACAAAACTCTGTTAATTTTTTTGTTTGTTTACATTTCCAACACGTTTTCATTAGTACGTCCCACCATCTATACTAGACAGTGTTGTTGCAATAGAAGTTGTACCAGAGCCAGTGATTGCTCCAGTCAGTGTAATTGTTTCGTTGCCTGTGAGATAACTTTGGAGATCACTAATCTGGGATTCTGTAATACTCAAAGCAGCCTGATGTTGTGTAACGCTAGCCTGTGTAATGTTTGCGTCAGGGACGTTAGCCCACGTTACCGCAGCAGTCAGGTCGTTAGTCTCTGTAAAACTTGTGAGGTATCCAGCACTAGCGTGGTTGCCCCATCCAAAAGCAGTGTCCCACTGACCCACCTTAGTATCAGTAATGACGTTAACACCCATGTCAATGTTGTTGCCGTTAGCATCTAACGTGCCGCCTAGCTGTGGCGTAGTGTCGCCAATGAGGTCAGGGTTTACTGTCTGCCAACCAGACCCATCGTAAATACGTGTTGTGTTGTCGCCTGTATTGAAGTACCAGTCACCAGCAGTAACTGCGTTGCCGTTTAGGTCAACAGTTGGGTTAGACGCTTGTGCACCTAAGAAGAATCCGTCGATAGCCTCTTGTGCAGCCTCTGCTGCCGTCTGAGCAGCTTCTGCAGCCGTTTGAGCCGTCTGCGCTGCTGTAGCACTGGTGGATGCGTTCGTCGCTGAGGTGGACGCTGAGGACGCGCTAGAGGCAGCATTGGTTTCTGATGTTGACGCATTGGACGCAGAGGTTGCAGCGTTGGTTTCGCTAGTGCTAGCCGCAGACGCTGATGCTGCTGCGTTAGTCTCACTTGTGCCTGCGTTAGTCTCAGACGTAGCCGCTGCTGTTGCTGATGACGCTGCCGCTGTCGCACTAGACGCTGCGTTGGTCTCAGACGTACTTGCGTTGGATGCAGAAGTTGCTGCGTTGGTTTCAGATGTGCTAGCGTTAGTCGCTGCTGTAGACGCTGTAGTCGCACTTGAGGCAGCAGCAGTTGCGCTAGTTGACGCATTAGACGCAGAAGTTGCTGCGTTAGTCTCTGACGTACCCGCATTAGTTTCTGATGTTGCAGCGTTGGATGCGCTAGTAGATGCAGCAGAGGCGCTAGAGGCAGCATTAGTCTCAGATGTGCCAGCGTTAGTTTCACTGGTGGATGCTGCAGATGCGCTAGCGGCTGCGCTGGTTGCGCTAGAGGCTGCGTTAGTTTCTGATGTAGCTGCGTTAGATGCGCTAGTAGCCGCAGCGGTTGCGTCAGATGAAACACTGGCTTCACTAGCAGCAGCGTTGGATGCGCTTGTAGCCGCTGCAGATGCACTGGCAGCAGCTTCGTTTGCTTTTGTAATAGCAGTCTGAGTGTTCTCAGCTAGCTGTGATGCGTAGGCATCTGTAGAGGCATCACCAGAACCACCGTCTCCTCTGTACAAGGGCATAGGCTATATCCTATTTGATTTGCTCAGGTTATCCAATGCTGGGATTACCTGTAAATTCCAAGGAACGTGTAAGCCACAACAGTTTTGTCCACGGAGGGGAACTATATGGTCAACGTGATGAACTACTCCGGTTAGCTTTGAACGCAGGTCGCGTAGTTCGTAAATCTCTTCCAGCATAAATTCATGTTCTTCTGTAAGCCACGCTGGTTTGGCTCTGGCTACCTGCTTGTTTCTTAGGTAGGCTTTGGTTATGTAGTACTGTCTTCTTTTTGTTTTATAATAATGTCTGTTTTGTGCGTTAATAGTTTCTCTACGTTCTTTGCGTTTTTCGTTAACACAAAACTTACATTGTCCAAAGTAGCCGTCTTTGTTTCTAGGCTGCTTAAAAAATTCTGTATATGGTTTGGTTTTTTCGCAAGTGCTACACTTTTTCATACTATCTCCTATGGCGGTAGAAGTTGGGGTACTAAGGCCGCCACCCGTTCCCCCTAAAACGCTAGTCTACATTATAGTATAACATAGAGTTACGTTATTGTCAAGCCTTACTCATCAGCAATAGCAATGATGAAGCCAGCTTCAGGTCGGTACGTTTCGACACCGTAGAGGGTATCTGCGGTGTACAGAGTGCTTAAATACTCCTGTTTGTATTGAGTCTGCGAACGTACAGCCATTTGCTCTGCCATTACAAGGGCGTCCTTGTGGAAGAACAAGCAACCACGTACGTCGATAGAACCACCTGAGTTCTGA